CTAAAGTTAGATTTTTGATTAGGTTGCTTTTTTATTTTTAAAAGTTGCTCTTCATCTAAATTAGGAAACTCCTTTTTTAATTCATTTATAGGTATTGTTTTTACCTCACCAATGTAGTATATATCTTCAAAATAAGGATTTTCAGTATAAGAGTAAACTATATTTGCAGGATCCACGTATTCAACTTTAATACCTTCAGCTGTTGTAAATTTATCTTTTACACAAGCTATACCAATAGTTGTTAAATCATAAAATAATCTTTTTCTTGTTTCTTCAAACTTATTACCATTTAATATAGTTGTTATGGCTTGTTCCTCTGCTAGTTCAACTTCTTGCTTGTAACTAAGTTGCATATGTAAACTTAACTCTTCTTCACTATCGGGTAGTTTTTCAGGTGGATTTTCCTGTAAGTTTATACCTAAAGAGTCTTGAGCAAACTTTATAAGCTCTTGAGTTTCTATGTCTCTCATTACAGATTCCATGTACTCTGTTCTCTTACTCATACCGTAAGGATCTTGAGAATATGCTTTTATATCGTATGTTCTTTCGGCCATACCATTAACTACAATATCAACAAACTTAGGTATTATAGGAACTGGTTTCCAGTCTAAATTAAGATAAGACAAATCACCATTTATAGATAATTCATCTTTGTATTTTTGTATCGACTGTTCTCCTCTAGCATATAACCTTAACTTATGAAACTCGTTTTGGTTGTTATAAAATCTATTAGTACCAGAATCACGTTTAAACCATTCCGCTTCTATAGCTTTGGCAACCTTTAAACCGTAGTCAAGCCCGATCTTCTCAGAGTCGCTAACAACCTGACTTGGGAAATAACCTTTTGATATTGATTCTGCCATTTTTTAATCTATTAGTTTTGAGTGCATACCTTTGTTTTTATATCTTGATATGTTTATGTTTAGTTTTTGTTTTTTTATGTCTGCATGCGGTCTATATAAATGTCTGTTACAAGCCATTATAGCTAATCCCGAACTTATTGCAGCATCGTATTTTGTTCTGTTATTTATATCAAACTTAGCCCAGTCTTGCAATGTTTCATTGAAATATAAATCACCGTGGGATCCATCTCTCTTTTTACCAACGTGATCTTGTATATACATTTCAATAGCAGCAGCATGAGCTTGCTTAATATCTTCACTTGAGTTTGGTATACCACCTACTTCTTTTTCAGCCGTGGACAACTTGTTCCAAGTTCTATCAGGTCTATTCATAGAATAACCTCTGTAACCTCGCCTTTTTAAATAATACAATAGACGTGGTTTATTATTTTCTGCTAGTATAGGCATCCCGTAAAACACAAGTGCCATTAGAACGTCCTCAAAGAAGATCTCAGCAGTCTGAGGTCTAGCTATATACTCTAAAAAGAAAGAGTTTGGAGGACAATCTTCCATACTAAATTTTGTTAACCCGTGCAAAGCACCTTTAGATCCTTTACCATCAACAGTACCAGATATATCATAAGAGTCACATCCAAATGAACCCATGTGTTCGTTAGCAGGGTATTTAATTCCATTTTTTATTATATGTCTATTCTGTAATTCAAACTTAGGTGTCCAGCTAACCTTAAACCTACCTTTTGAATCTGGGTAAAATATAACTTTAGTATCTTTAATACCGTTGACCCATTGAAAATTACCTTTAGTTAATGGCGCGTTTAGCTCTTCGTTATAATCTATTTGCTCGTATATTTTTGCTAAATTAAATATACTGTTTTGTGTTTCATCTCTAAAAGCGTGCTCTTCAGTTCTAGGAAATTGCCTATAAAATTCATTTAAAGCATCTCCATCATTTTTTAAACCGTCGACTTCGTTTTGCCAGTGTTCGATGATACCTGTATCGATATATTCTCCATAAGGCCCTTTAACTTCTTCTTCTGGTGTGTCAAATACAGGTAGTCCATAAGAATCAATGAATCCTTCGTAGTTCCATTCCATAGGAATGAACAGACTATAGAGTCCTGTACTTGTTTGTCCATTTCTGTTTCTTTTTGTAACATCTGACCCATTATACAGTTTTTTAAAGTTATCACCTCCTTTGTCAAGAGCGTTGCTCGTTGATCCCATCATACACTTACCAATAATTCTACTACCTAACCTAAGACATGTTTTTGTAACACGCCAATTGTTTAATATATTATTAGGTCTTTCCCATTTACCACTTTCATCGTGGGCTAATAGTTTTAACTTTTCACCATCATAACTATTATCACCTGTATTTTTCCAGTCAATAGTAGTGTCTAATCCTTGTAAATCATGATCGTCACTACCTGCTTCTATCTTTCTTCTAGTTAATTTAGAAGCTGGAACTCTGTATGCTAATTCTGTTTTAGGTCGATCCATACCATCTTGAATCGGTTTAAAAAAGAAAGGGTAGTTGACTGATATAGGTACAACCTTGTCAGTAAACATTTTTTTAGCATCTGGTCCAGTTTTAGATAATATTCCTAATCTAGCATCACTTGATATTGTAGCCATATTCACTAGCTCTCCTGATGCCATAAACGAAAACCCAGATCTTCTATTTTTAAGATAACACATACCATAACATCTAGTATCAGCTTTGCAAGCTTCCCAAAACAAATAAAATAATCTATTTGCTTCTCTAAAATCAGGTTGACCAACATCAATTTTTGACCACTGTAGATACATATAGTGAGTACCGGTTATGTAAGTAGCTTTTCCTTTGTTATAAAACCAAAAACCTTCTTCTCTTCTTTTAAACTCTTTTTCTATGTAATCTATGTGTTTTTCCTTAAAATCTTTTGGTATATCTTTCCAATCAAATATAGTTTTTAAACGAGATAAAGCTTTAGGTTGTGGTGTAACCTCCCACTTATCACTTTTAAATTTATTAATATCAGTTGCCTGCGGCAATGCTATTTTCAAATTCTGTATGCTATACACCTCACCGATCTTACCGGTTTTACTTATAACAACTAGATCGTGCTCTTTGTTATAACCATATTTCCAGGCTTTTTTTTTGTTAAGCCTTTTTATGGTGTTTATTTTAATAGGTTCTATAACCTTATATAAACTTTGCTCGTACATTATTTAGATCTTCTTTCTGCAAAACCACCAAAAGTAGACTTTTCCTCTTCTTTTTTAGGTTTATTATCTAACATGTCTTGCTCATCTTGTATTCTATTTAATATCTCAAAAGCATCAAATATAGCTAGCTTTTTAGTTGCAGCAGCGTTTTTTAATCTATCAGCTGATATATCGTCGTCTGTTTCTACTATAGGCTCTTTCGCAACCTTTATTAATTCATCAACAGCTCTATGTCCAGCTTGGATTATATTCTTTTTCGTTTCCTTGATATTCATATTTGATTGTAATAAATTTAGATAAAACCCTGTATAATCTCTCACCGTTAATTACAAACTCGTATTCACTATTAGGTGTGAAACCTATTAAATCTCCTTCGTTTATATTTAAATGCTTGTTAGTATATTTAACAACGCCTATCAATGGTTTTTCTTTATCGTCATATATATTGTCTGACTGTAAAGGTTTTACAAAGCAATAATCAGTTTGACTTGACCATTTACCTTTTTGTTTGTATAAAAATATTTGATCTGTATTAACAAAATACTTATCTTCTTTAAAATAAGATCTGCTGTTTTTTTCTACACCTTGTTGATCGTGCCATCTTCTAAAAACATTGTGGTGTATAATAACAGTGTCACCTACTTTTATATCTGTTTTAACAATTTTAGGCAAAGAAACAACTATAGCTTCTCTGTTAACGTACTGATGACTAAATATCTCAGCGTTTAATATGAGCTCTTTATCACCTATTTTTTTTACGTTATTGTATCTTGATCCTTTTGGTTTAACTACAAAGTTAAATAATCCTTGCATTAATATTCTAAATTGTATTCTACGGCTATTGCCATATTTTTATTAAAATCTTTCCAAGGCAAAACCTCTTCTTTTTTCATAATGTAAATACTAAACTTTTCATCTTCTTCTATTATATCACAAATCGTATGACCACCGTAGACCTCTTGGCCTACGGAATAGTGCATAGCTTCGTTTTTATAGTCTTTACCTATACTTATTTTTCTAATTAGATTTTTCATTTTTAGGTAACTCTTTTATAGTTCCGTCCTGAATATTAACAGAAACGTCACCGTATTTTTCTTTCAGCTTATCATTGTTCTTGTAAAGGTTAGCTTGGGTTTTTGCAACTTCCACTACTAACGCATTTTTTTGAACTTCTAAACCTCCAACTTTCATTTGTAGTTGGTTTAACGTGTCCACAAAAGTTCTTATAACTTTTAACTCTTCTTCTGTTACAGATTTAGGCTTTAAATCTACTGCTTTTGGTTTTTTCTTATATGTTGCCATAATATTATTATTTAATTAAAATTTTACTTCTTTTTTGCTGGTGAAGATATGTACCAGTTTTTGTATCTATCTCTTTTTTCACACACGTAGCTAATATATTTATCCACTTTAGCTTTCCAGTCTTTATCTACGTTTGGATTTATTATACCAGACTTGTAACTAGAAAATGTCTTGTTTACGTATTCTACTATGTTTTTTTGATTGTGATAAAGGAAACTATTTATGCAGTAGAATGAGCCTCTCTGTATATCGTTCCAAACATCCACAGGTTCTATATTTTTACCTAATACACCAGCAAACAAAGGGCTTTCACTTATGTGGGTTGAATAAACGCCTTTAGCTTTCTGCATGTAGTAGTACATGTCTACATTTTTAGGAAGAATATTCTCTTCACCAAAAAAGTCTTTTAACTCACCAATTATTTGGTGTGTAGTTATAGGGTGTGGTTTGAATAAAACATTATTACCGTGGGTGTTTACAATGTGCTTTAATCTATTTAAGCAAACATTTTCTCTAAGTTTGTTAGAACCCGGTAAAATTATTAAATAGTCCTTAGGAGGAAATCTGTCCAATTCTTCTTTTCTGTATTTATACTTGTTAGCGTTGCT